CAAGGGTATCATCTCACCCGAAGATTGGGATGACATGAAGGAGCACATTCAGTATGACTATCTCTTTGATAATCATTTCAACGAACTAAAAGAAATTGAAATGATGAACCAAAGAATGATGTCTGTAACTCAAATGGATCCTTTTGTTGGAAAGTATTTCTCTATCGAGTATGTCCGTCGTCATATCCTTGGACAGAAAGACAAAGAGTTTACTGAAATGGATAAGCAGATGCGTAAAGAAATTGCTTCTGGTCTTGCTATTGATCCAGCACAGACAAATATGTTGGATACCATGTCTCAACAAAACACAGCATTTGGTCCTGAAATTCAAGGAATACAAGCAGACGATGCTGCGGAAAGAAACGAACTTGCTGCTGATAATGCTGCAGACAGGGAGGTCAAACAAGCAAAGGCATTGCCTAAACCTTCCGCATCTAATAAATAAATTATACTGAATTGTTATTATGTCAGAACAAAATGAAGTAAATCTTACGCCAGGTGTCGTCAATATCGTTGATAAGATCAGCGATAACGATAGAGCATCTGCGATTGATGCTATTCATGATCTGCTTTTTGCCAAGGCATCTGATGCTATGGCACAATATAAACAGATTGTTGCGAATACATTCTTTGATGAACCCACCGAAACAACGACCGATGAAACTGATAACGGAACAGATTGAAGACGTTCGTATCCTTACTGAGGAGAAGGACGGCAAGAAACTTCTTTATATCGAAGGAGTTTTTCTTCAGTCAGAACTAAAGAACCGCAATGGACGCATGTATCCTTTTGAAGTTCTCAACCGCGAGGTAGAGAGATACAATGAGGAATATGTAAAACCAAAACGCGCTCTTGGCGAACTCGGTCACCCTGATGGTCCAACTATCAATCTTGATAGAGTATCACACAGGATCACAAGTCTTCGCGCTGAAGGACACAACTTCATCGGTAAGGCACAAATCCTAGATACGCCGATGGGAAATATCGCTAAGTCTCTACTTGGCGAAGGTGTTCAACTTGGCGTTTCTTCCCGTGGTATGGGAAGCATTGAAAAACGCGAAAGCATTTCCGTAGTCCGTGATGACTTCATGCTCACCACTGCTGCTGATATTGTAGCAGATCCTTCCGCACCTGACGCATTTGTCAATGGCATCATGGAAGGTAAGGAATGGGTTTGGGATAACGGAATTCTCAAGGAAGCAAAAGTTGATAAATACCGCAGATACATCGACGAGTCTCGTCGTGATCTAGAAGCGAGAACACTCAGAGTGTTTGAGGATTTCCTCGGAAAACTCTGATTTATAAATAAACTTAGAATAATTATACGGAAATTACGAGGTAAACTCAAATGTCAGATATGCTAAACGAAAAATTTGAGGAGTTCGTTACCGAGCAGAAGGTGATTGTGGAAGCTGGCGATCCTATGCCAACGGTTTCTGCTAACGTTATCCCTGGCACAGGTAGTGAGCCCTCTCAGGTTTCTGACGCACAGACTGCCAAGTCTAGCGGAAAGGATCCTATGCCCTCAGTTCAACCAGGCGTTGCTCCTGGACAATCAGCTGCTGCTGATCTAGGTGGAACTTCCACCACTCCTAACGAGCACGACGATGATGGCGAGGAGAATCCTGGCGCTAAAGCAGCGGCACCTATCTCGCAAGTTTCTGGTGATCCTCAACTAGCATCTAAGAAAGATGCTGGTGATCAAGGTGCTCAACCAAGTGTTGGTGCTCAAGTAGCATATGGCACCGCAATGGGCGGTTCAGTCTCATATCCAATCCACGCAGGATTTGAAATTGATATGACTGACGACGTTGCTGCTCTCCTAGAGGGCACTGAACTCTCTGAAGAGTTTGCTGAAAAGGCAAAGACCATTTTTGAGGCTGCCGTAAGAGCAAAACTCTCTGAAGAGTATGACAAGCTTGTAGAACATTTCGCTACTGAATTAGAGAAGCAAGTAGAAGCTGCTAAGGCAGAACTCTCTGAGGAAGTTGACGGAACTGTTAACTACGCCATCGGTCAATGGATGGAGCAAAATCAAGTTGCTATTGACCGTGGAATCAGAAATGAGATTACTGAAGACTTCATCGCAGGTCTGAAGGGTCTCTTTGAAGAGCACTATATCTCAATCCCAGACGAAAAAGTCGATGTGGTTGAAGGTATGGCTGACACAATTCGTGAGATGGAAGAGCGCCTAGACGAACAGGTCAAGGCAAATGTGAAACTACAAAATCGTCTGAACGAGTCTGCTAAACTCAATATTCTGTCCACCGTGTCAGAAGGACTTGCAGATACTCAGAAAGAAAAACTCGCAGCACTTGCTGAGGGTCTAGAGTTTGTTTCTGAAGAAGTATTCACCAAGAAGGTTAAGACCATCAAGGAGAGCTACTTCAAAGAATCAATCGCTGCCCCCGCAGAGGTTGCTGATGAAACCCCAGTAGAAGATGGTTCGGAAGTATCACCAGCAATGGCACAATACCTCCAAGCACTCAACCGCTGGTCCAAATAATAATCCCCATTTTTTCAACGGAGCAAACAAATGTTTAACGCACAAGCTCTAACTGAAAAGTGGTCACCTGTTCTAGGTCATGAAGGCGCTGGCGCAATCAAGGACAATTATAGAAAGGCTGTTACCGCTGTTCTGTTAGAAAATACCGAAAAGCAACTACGCGAAGAGCGTGGTATGATCAACGAAGCTAGTGTTGGCGCTATTGGCGACAATGCACTATCTGGCAGTGGTCTAACAACCAAGACTGGTGGACTTGCAGGTTTCGATCCTGTAATGATCTCCCTAATCCGTCGTGCTGCTCCTAACCTCGTAGCATACGACATCTGTGGTGTTCAACCAATGAGCGGTCCTACTGGACTAATCTTTGCGATGAAGTCGCACTACAACAACCGTAGCGGTGCTGAGGCACTCTACAACGAGCCTGACACCAACTTCTCTGGTAACCAGCAGGGTCCTGCTGCTTACAACGATCCCGTCGCTCCTCTTGGCGATGGTGGTGCTACTGATGCTAACCCTGGTCTCCTCAACGACGCAACTGGTGGCGGCACTACTGCTGCTAACTATGAGCGCCAAGGCGGTCTAATCGGTAGAGCAGACGCAGAAACCCTCGGTTCAGGCGCTGGTAATCTATTCAACGAAATGGATTTCAGCATCGAGAAGACTGCTGTTACTGCTAAGACCAGAGCACTCCGCGCTGAGTACACTCTAGAACTAGCACAAGACCTCAAGGCAATCCATGGTCTTGATGCTGAGCAAGAGCTTGCCAACCTTCTCTCAAGCGAGATCCTCGCTGAGATCAACCGTGAAGTCGTTAGAACCGTCTACACCGTTGCTAAGCAAGGTGCTCAGAACAACGTTGCTAACGCTGGTGTATTTGACCTCGACGTTGATTCCAACGGTCGTTGGTCGGTTGAGAAGTTCAAGGGTCTAATGTTCCAGATCGAGCGTGATGCTAACGCTATCGCTCAAGAAACTCGTAGAGGAAAGGGCAACTTCATCATCACTTCTGCTGATGTTGCTTCTGCTCTCGCTATGTCTGGCACCCTCGACTACTCCTCAGGTCTAAGCGGCGCTGGTGGTCCTTCCATCGGTGAAGTTGATGACACTGGTAACCTCCTAGTCGGCACCATGAACGGTCGCATCAAGGTCTATGTCGATCCTTATTCTGCGAACGTTTCCAACACCCACTACTACGTAGTTGGTTATAAGGGTTCTTCCCCATATGACGCAGGTCTATTCTACTGCCCATATGTTCCCCTCCAGATGCTCCGTAGCATTGATCCTGAGACCTTCCAGCCTAAGATTGGCTTCAAGACTCGTTACGGCATGGTTGCTAACCCATTCGTTCTCAACGGTGGTTCACCTGATGCTGAGGCTCTTACCCACAATAAGAACCAGTATTACAGAAGAGTTCGCGTTGCGAACCTCATGTGATCCATTCACAATTCAACACACGGGGGACCTTCGGGTCCCCTTTTTTTGTAAATAGTAAATATTATTTTATTAACTTATGCCACGCGGTAGACTAAGTAAAGTTGACATTCTTTCAAAGATCTATAAAATGAAGGAAGAACTCTACAATGGAACTCATTACGCCAAAAGTAGAGAGTGGCATGATGGAGCACACGATGCTTTGAACAGAGTTCTTGATTTACTAAACGAGTATAGTTCATGAATCAATCTTCTTTCATCTTACTACTGTGCTTATCGCCTCTTGCGGTGGTATTCATTGTGATGAAACTTGCATTGTGGTTAGCAGAAACTTCTGTTTTCAAAGCAGAGACTGAAAAGTTACAAAGAATGCAGCACGGTCCATATGAAGTATGGGACGATGAAGAGGAGGAAGACGAATGGATTTAGACCAACTCTACAAGGAGATTTTGAAAATGAAGAACACAATTCTGATGGAAGAACCATGTCCTCTCTACGAACCAGAGTGGGAAGACGCTACAAATTCACCAGAAGACTGGAACGATTTTTGGTATAACGAGGATAAAGATGACACCCGTAAGTAAAGAAGAAGTTCAGGAGATGATCGATGCTGCTATACGACAGCACAATCGGAATGCTTCCATTATTTCTATGTGTGTTGGTTGGGTGGTCCTTGCTTTATTTGCTGAGGGACTGCTGAGATTGATCGGTGTAATTCCGCCTTTATTCCCATGGCTCAACATCACATTGTAGATTGGATAGGAGTTATTCTCCTATTTGGATTTGGGATAACAATGATAATCCAAGGACACTTCATCTTCCATGGTAAATATGGTTATAAGCATTCCGAGCGTGAGAAAACTCGTTCGGCTGATATTCGGAAACAACTGGAACAGATCATCAATGCAAATGGACATTCTAC